TTTAAAAGTTGAGTACCATTAAATAGGTCTTGACCATTATTGGTTATAATTATATCTTCACCCTGTATTCTAATATTCATTTTAGATGGATCATTTAAAAACTCCATATAAGCTTTTCTTTTATCTCCGTCCTTACCTATAAATTGATTTCTTAAAACCATTTTCTTTTGCTCGGCTGGATTCATGTCTAAATACTTATTAGATAGTTCATTTACAGTACCAATTACTTTACCAAAATTACCAATTACTTTTTGAGCATTATTAGCTTTAACTAAGTAATCACTTCTGTCACCATCAAAACTAGCTATATCTGCTTTATATATGTCAGTAACCATATTTGAAAACTGATCAGTCATTTTTGCCATAGTATCAGTTTGGTCAATTCTTTGAGTATCATTAACCATCTTCTGCATACCTATACGCCTTTGCTCAGCTTGTTGTTGAAATAAGTTTACTTTATCTCTTCTTTCTTTAAAAGTTCCTTCTACATACTCAATACCAGCTAAAACATCAGCTGCTGGATTAAAAATTGTTCTAGGTACATAAGTTCCTCTTCCTCGACCTCTATAAGGACTTACTGGTTTGCTAAAATCTTCCATAATTTATTTAAATATATTTATTTTGAGCTGCATCCCAAGTTAAACCTAGTGCTGCTTCATCGTTGGGATCTAAAAGCCTTGTATTCATATCAAAACCAACAGGCAATCCAGCGGGAATATTACTTACGCCAAAAGGAACTTGAGACGTGTTTTGGCTTTGATCTACTTGTATAACACTATTCGTTTGATTACCTGTTTGAACATTAGAATAATTAGGTAAGCTTTGAGAAAAAGGATTTACAGCATTTGAAGATTGACTATTACTATAATCTATTCCAGCTACAGAGCCGTCAGCATTAAATGCGTTTCCAGTATTTTTAGCTTCAGGATTTATAAAAGTAGATAAACCACCTATCCCAGAAGCTAAAGCTGCTGCGCCTGTAGCTAATCCAGCTGCTCTTTGTTGTTGTGCTAAATCCATTTGCATTTGTAATCTATTAATATCTCTAACATCTCTATTCTCTTGCATGTTCATTTGAATACTTCTTCCAGCGCCTTGAAGTTGTTGCATTCGTTGCTCACCTTGAGCCATTAGCTTTTGATTTTGAGCTTCTTGCTGTTGTATGTTAGCTGTAATACCTTGTTTAGATCTTAAAGCAGCTTGAGCTAAAGCAGTTGCTCCACCAGCTCCAGTTTGTCTTAAGTTGTCTAAAGTGTTAGCTAAAGAAATATCCGCTTGCTCAGCTTGCATTTCAGCAGCCTTTGTTGCTACTTGCATATTAGCAAAAGGATTTGTTACATTAGCATATGGATTAACTATTTGCTGTCTGCTTTTTTCAATATCATCTAACTTTGTTTGATAATCTTCTATTGCGCCTTTAGCTTTATTAGCTTGGTGAAACCCCATTATAGCTGGAACTGACTTAGCTATTAATTGAGTAACTTCCTTGTTGTCCGCAAAAAATCCTAATATTTTATCCATAATTATATTTTTATCTTGATGATACTACAAATTCTGTTGAGACAGCAAACAACTCTTTAGTTCCACCTGGATCTGTAGTTGCATCTGTCGATACTTTTACTGTTGCTAAATAACCTTTAACACCTGTTGTAGCATCACCAAAAAATACTTCATTTGGTCTAGCTACACTATTATTTATTAAGTTAGCAAAATATTTATTTTCTTTTCTATTAAAACCTGCTCTATAAGGTACTCCACTTTCTGTGTATAAACCTTCTTCATAACTTCTTACTAGTTTAGCAGAGTCGTTATATTGCTGTTGAGCGCTTGATTGCAAATCAAATCCCTCTGCATCTGACAGAAAAGTATCAACTTGCCATCCGTTACTACCTTCATAGTTAACTGTTTTAAAATTCTTTATTATACTTGGACTAGCGTTGAATATAAACTCTACACTAGAGTTAGAGGTTACGCCATAAAAAGTACTTCTAATATGGTTAGGCGTCTGGTCATAATGTTCGTATATTTCAGCATCGTAAAAGCTATAGTATTTACTTTTTAAACTACCAATAAAGTTAGGTTCATAAGTAAAAAAGCTAGTCCAACCATTTATATCATCTTCAAAGGATAACGTACTATACGTGTCAGGAGTTACAGTATCTTCACTTTTATCTTGTATAGATACTACATAGTTTTTATTATGAATATCCCAACCACCTAATAATCTATCTTTTATAAATTTAGTAAAAGTAGCATTTTGTCCAACATTTGGAGTTCCAGGATTATTACTTAAATACAATGTGTTTGTATTAACTATACCAGTAATAGTAGCTGACACAGGTGAGCCACCTGTTTGAGGTATAGAAACCAGCATGCCTTTTTCTAAATTAGTTAAAACATTTGAAGGAGATAATGTTAGTTTAGCTGGGCTAGCTCCTGATCCAGCTATAACACCTGTAAATGTAAATTCTTTAAAGTTACTGTTTATTTTAGCAAACTCTTCTCTAAAAAAAGTAGACATACCATATTGAGATATTTCAGTTAAACCATCTCTTGATAATCTCATTACAGCATTTCTATATTTATCTGTAAAATATCTTCTATAACCGTAATAAGCAAAACTTTCTGGATTATTGCTTATGCCATATTCACCTACATAAGGTGTTATTTGACCTATAACTAAATTAGTTGAAGTTACTGGACTTCCAACACCCTCTGCAGAATAAATAGCATCTTTATCTATTAAAGCATTACTTACTTTGTTTTCTTGAAATATAGCTAAGTTGCTGTCTAAAGCGTGAAGCTTTTGTATAGATCCATAATTAGGATCTACAGCTTTTGTTATTTCTTCTCCAACTGAAAATACATTTGTTTCATTTAAATCAGTTCTTGAATTATAAACACCTGAATATATTAAAGCATTAACTCTAACTGATTGTTCATTAGAATTTTCTACTAAATAAGCTCTTGGTCCATAACTAGTTGAAGTATTATTATAACCACCTCTTATTCTAGCTTCTTCTATTATCCAGTTTCTACCACCAATACCAATAACATTAGCATCGCTACTAGCATTTGCTCCAAAAGCAGGGTAATTACTAGGGTTGTTAGGAAGACCAGAAAAAACAGGTTGATAAGCTGCATTACCTGAAGTAACATCATTAACGTTCTTCTTTAAAACAAAAGAGTTAAAATATTTTATTGCAATGGCCATATTATATTATCACTTATTTTATAATTATATTACTATTTTTCAAAAGTTATAGTTCTACTAAAGTCTGTTAATCCAGCTGGAATACTTGTTTTATTACTATCATAGACTTTAACTCTAAAGTTTGTAGTAAGCTGCTGCCCTTGTTGTGTTAGTAATTGATTTATAGCATTAGCGTTTGGATGTAAAACAAATTGGTTATTTGCTAAATTAGTTCCATTTGACCTAATATTGTCTATTGTTAAGTAAGGGTGAGTTAAATTATTAGAGTCTACTACTTCAGCTAAAAGTTGATCAGTATCTCTACTAGTGTCTAAACTACCGTTTTTAGTAGTAAATCTAACAACCTCAAAAGAACTTACGTTACTAGTGTTTATTGGGCCTGAATAAAGTGGATCTGGAAGCGTGCTTAAATCATAAGATTGGTTAGAACCATTTAAAAACATAGCTGATAAAACAGGTGGATCGTTAATTAATCTACAGTTGTTTAAAGTTATATCATTGCTTAGGCCATTAGCCGTAACTTTAATTACAAAAGTATAGCTTTCTAATGTGTTAGCATTTTCACCATACATAAATAAACTATTGCTTTTTATTCTAAATAACTTTAGATTAGTAGTATCTTGTTCAATAGAAAAATCAGAAGATCTATTATTAGTAGGTGCAGAGCCATCTGTAACACTAACTATACTCATAGTGTTATTATTATCTGCACATTGAGAACCAGAAGCATCGAAAGCTTCAAAGTACAATGTGGCAGGTGAATTAACATTATCGTTTTCTGATAGAATAAATTGTAAAGAACCTGTTGCGCTGTCATTACCAGAAGAGTCTCTTAAGCTAAAAGGACCATTTGTACCAACGTCTACGTTTAAATCACTTATTAATCCTGATGAAGAAGTTTCATAATAAATATCTAAAACAGATTCAGTAGGTTTAGTTTCAAAAACACCTAAATCTTGCCAAGAATTTTCAATTCCTCCTTTACTTCCGTAAGTAGGGGTTGCACCTATTTGAAAATCAGTTTCTATTTTAGCTATGAATGGGTTTGATTGAGCTTTAAAAAATATATCATGAAAATTAAATTTAAAGTCAGCATTATTTGAACCACTAACATAATAAGGATACCAAGGAGTAGGTATAGGATCAGGCGTTTCTTCATTAGAAACATTACCACCTGGAAACAACTTTCCTTTAGTAGTTGTCCAAGCGCCTAATTCTTTAAAAGGCTCTATTGAAACTACTTTTTCGCCTTGCTTGCTAACTGTTGATTGAGTGCTATATAATAAGTTTAAAGAAGCTCTTGGGTTTACTCTATTGTATAATAAAACTTCGCTTCCAAAAGTAGTATCATTTCCATTTACTTCTTTAAGAGTTCTTGGTACTTTATTTATATTGTCACCAAATAAGTTTAATAAAGTTATACTTCCTGCATTGCTAAACGAAGGTAAAAACTCAGTGTTACCATTTGGTGGTGTTACTTGTTCAGTACTATTAGTTTTTGTAAAACCCACCGTGTCCCATGTTAATTCACCAGCTAAAGCACCTGGAGTGTATACATTATAATATTCTTGCTCTTGTTGCTTAATAACTATTCTATAACTATAATAACCTAAAGGATTAGTTGTAGAATACAAACCTGGATAACCTTGTTTACCTGATTCAGGTATAGGATTTTTCAATGTAAACTCTAAATAATCACCCCAGTAATTTACAGAGTTACTACCAAAATTAACATAAGATGTGTATATTGTAGAATTAGAAAACTCAGCAGTAACTAATTCAGGATCTGATAATATTACATTAGAAGCTCTACCGTACCTATCATATAAAACAACTCCTATTTGATAACTTCTATTTTGCTTTACAGTATGATTTGGAAATTCTTTAGTAAAATTATCATTTGCTTTTTCTTTATATTTTATATCATATTGCAGATAATCAGGCGTGGCATGCTTGTCTATAAAGTTACCATATATTAATCTATTACCTGAAACTTCTTGTGTTAAAGCTTTTATTGGTATTTTATCTGAAACTCTAATTAAATCAGCTTCTGGTAAAACTTTTATAGGTTTTGATGATAAATAATCATAAACGTAGTTTACTGAACTAGATGATAATCTAGAAACTGGAACATCTTCTACAACTCTTACTGCTAATTCATCTGAATTTTTAGCTAATATTTGTATTTCTTTTATTTTTAATCTAGCTTCAATTGAGTTTGCATTTTCTGGAAGTTTTATATTAAGCTTAACTTTACTTACAGCATTCTCCATAAACTTAACATTTCCAGTTTGTAACGCTATGTTTTCATCATCACCTGTAAAATATCCAAATTGATCTGGAATAAAAGCAGCTTGAGTAAATGGAGACATTAAAGAATATTCACCATCATCATATTTAAATCTATAACTAAACCTAGCAAATTTATCTTTTAATAAGTTTTCATCTCCTTTGTAATTAACGTCGTATATAGGATTAATTCTTTGTATTTCAAATATAGCATTAGCTATTATATCTTGTGTTGGAGCTACAGACACTTGAACACTTCCAGTGCTGGGATTAGTTCCAACACTACTTATGGTAAATTTTAATTCTGAATTTATAGGAGTAGAAAGGTTTTCTTGAACAGGAAAAACTATTTGATCTCCAACTTTTAAATCTGGATTACTAACGTTTGAAGTGTAAGGACTACCATTTAAATTAAAATTAACATTTCCACTAGGAGTATTTTGAGACAAGGTATTTATTATGTGGCTAGCTAAAAACTCTGTAGAAACATTTAATAAACCACATTCATTTGATGCATCCAGAAAACTAGGCGCCTCAAAAGGGGCAAATTTAGCTACTGATATATGGTCTTCGTTGTAATAATAAGGATTACTAGTGCCAGATAGCTCATAACTATTATTATTAGCAAAATCTATGTTTATTTTTCTTGGTTGATTTCTATTGTCTGTCCAAAATAACATGTTTTCTATTATGTTAACATTTATTATTGGATGCGTTTTAGAAAAGTTAAGGAAATTACCACCAAGAAGCACTCTATATACATTGTTAGAAACACTATATTGCACTATATAACAAGCCGCTCCTTTAGCATTAAAAGTTACATTAGGAGTGCTAGGCGGGTTTGGAACAGAAGTTGTTGTATCGCCAGGTGCAAAATTACTCAACCTATCATTGGATGAGTCTGCGTAATCTGTTAAAAATAAAAATATTCTATCATTAGTTACGTCCATAAAATAACCAATAATATCTAAACCATTTAAAACAACATCTCCATCTGTAGCATAGTATTTAGCATTGTTTTTAGCATCTTCTAAGTAACCTAAATCCGTTTTTAAACTAGTTAACTTTCTATTACCTAGTATGTTTTCTAAAGCGCCAACGTCTGCACCTTCAGATCTACTAATACTAACATTTTGAGCATCTCTATATTCACCATTAGGTATAAGTCTAGAATCTAAGGTTTTGTTCATCTTAGACTTTAGAAAAGTATTTTTAATTTCTGGCATACTTAATGTTTAATCCATTTAGATTTGTTTCTAAACACTTGAGAGATCTCTTCAATCTTTATATTACTTAAACGTATTTTAGCATTTCTAAGAGCGCTAGAACGATCTTTTTTGAATCTATTTACTATATATTCTGGAATACCTGCTCTACCTGATAATATAGAATAAGCTATATGCATATACATTGCTTGCTCTGCCATTTTAGGTAGTTTCATGTCAGCATCATAAGCTAAATTATCAGATATATATTCTAGTATTATTAATTTACCTGCTAAATCACTTGAAAAAGAAAATGTACCTGTTCTTTCGTTTATAGTAAACATACCATTTACTTGAGCTTCTTCAGGTTGTAATCCATATCTTTGACCTATTAAACCTTCATTAGTAGAGTCTCTATAATCATCTGGTTGAAAGTCTGTAGTTAAAGATCTGTTTTTCCAAGCTTCTTCAGTTAATGATTGTTGTGATAGTAAGTTAGCGCCCGCTTGATCTTGAGTTGGTTCACCCGTATTATCCTGTATTGGTAGTTCATTTGGATTAGAAGTAACTCTAGTTGGATATATAATATGTTTAGCACCTGCATTGTCTATCCAAGATAATTTAATATAATTAACATAGTCTTGAGGTATTGCTAATGACAAGCTTGGTGGTATAGTTAACTCTTGAGACTTAATAACTTTTAAAGTGTCATAGCTAAATTCTTGTAAACCTCTTTTAGCATGAAACATTATATCAGTTCTTTTAGCTGATGGAATTAGTTTACCAGCTCCAATATATGCTACTATAAAGTTGTTTATAATATCATCTAGACTTATATATATGTAGCTACCGTAATTATTTCCAGTGTAATACTCAGCATTAGTTTCTGTTATAAGTCCCATTTATTATGATTTTTCGTTCATTTCTTCTTGTTGTACTCTCGATGCAGCAACTTGTACTATTTGCGGATCTCTTATTACTACGCCTTGGTATAATAGCATTTTTAAAACAACTTCAGTTCTTTCAGAGTTGTGTAATTCAAAGTCTACAGCATTAGCCGCATCATAAACTAATTGACCTAAAGAACCTGTTGTAAAAGCCCATTTTATTTCAGTTGGTTTCTTTACATATTGCATTTTAACATGAGCTGGATCAACTATTGTGTTAGGATAAACTAAAGCTTTATTGTCTTCGTATAAATATATTGGGTAATTAGTTGTAGGTGCAGTTAAAGGAGCTTTTCTAATATTGTATATTTCTGCTCTACCTACTCTTTGTATTTCTTTGTATGTACTTGTATTTGGTTCATAAGTGATTGAACCTAGTCTATATAACTCAGAAGGAGTTGTAAAAGGATTTGTACCACCAATAGTTTTTTCAGCTACTGTTTGGTCATTTTCAGTTTTAAATTCTGCAATTTTTTCATCTGTAACAGCAACTCTATCTGAATATTCCATATCAGACTGAGGTATACGTAGTTGTTGATTTAAGTCCTCAAAGTAAGCCTCAAATATTTCTCTTTGTACTTGACTACCTATTTTATTAAATTCATCCGGTGTCATATAACCCCTTTGTTCTTTATTTAAAATAAGTAATACAGTTTTATATACAGTATCTACGCTTATTGCCATTTTTAATATTTTAAAAAGAGAGGTTACTTATGTAACCCCTCATAATTATAGTCACTTGTTATTTGAACTTTTTCTCGATAGATTTGTAAACTTCAACACCTTCATCAGTTTTAAACCAAGCAGCTAAAGCTGAATATGGGTTTTCGTCAAAAGGAACGTTCATTAATTTTCTACCATTACTTGCCCAAGTAAATGTTCTTTGATCTTGAGATAAACCTAGTATATTAGCTTCGGTAGCTCTTATACCAAAGTTTCTAAGAGTAACATTTTCATCATTTGCTAATTCTATAAACAAACTAGGGTTTGATCTAGCAAATAACATTAAGTCTCTTTTAAGTTCTTTAGAACTCATCTTAGACACGCTAGAACCAGATTCAACTCTTAATATTGCTTCAGCTTGATCAACGTCCATAGTTGCAGCAGCATTTAAAGCTTCTATTTCTAATTCTAAATAATCTAAATCATCAGTTGCTTCTTGTACGTCATCTTTTTCAGAGTATAATTTGTTTCTGTTTGGATGATATAATGATAAAAGCTTTTGTAGTGAAGTATCAGATTTAGGTACCATTAATACGCCATCTTCAAAAACAATATGTCCTAATGTTGCAGATCCTGTTTGTTCATCAACAAATGGACTTCTCATATTAGTTGCATACCTAAGCTCTCTATTATAACCTTTTGCTTCATCAAAGTACATTAAAGGTTTTCTTGAAGAATGTTTAGAATTAATTCTAAATGTTAAAGGAGATTTGTCGTGCATTAAATGATAATACCTATCTTTAATTTCCCAAGTATCTTTTTTAATTTCTTTTGCTACAGCTTTAGCTGGAGCTTTTTTTTCTTTTGTTTCCATAATATAATATAATATAATATAATAATTAAAAAAAGACCCCGCCGAAGCGGGATCTTATTATTGTTTTAAGATACAGCTGTAAATACAGTTGTATTAGCAACTACACCAGAAGCGTCAGGACCAGCATTAATACAGCTTAACCAGCTAATATTAAGGCTAGCTTCTAAAGCTCTAGCAGCAGTAGCGTTAGCTAATGTAATAGCTCCAGTAACAGTACCTCCACCAATGTAAGTAAATACACAAGTGTCAGCAGAGTTTGATGCTACTATTTTCATTATACTTTCAGAAGGTATGTAAACTGGATTTGAATTAGCTCCAGTTACTTTTATATGTTTTGCCATAATTTCTATCTTTTAAATGTTAATAATTATATAGTAGATTTAAATAACACGAAGTTATTTGCACCTTGTACACAAAGACATCTTTCAGATAAGAAATGTACTTGCATCGCATCTAATCCAGAAGTGTAAGCTCCGCCTACTGAACCAGTAACCCAAGACTTCATTCTTCTATCATCAGCTTCAGAAGCTCTATATCTTACATGTAAGAAAGGACGTCTGATATTTTGACCTAACATTTGATCGTAAACAGTAGATGTTCCAGCAGGAATCATAACACCATCAATATCTCCAGTTAAACCTCTTGTAGATGCATCATTTAGATACTTCCAGTCAGTTTTGTAGAAATCATAAGAACCTCTTCTAAAACCAGAAAATCCAAAATTAAGAGCCATATCTTCTTCGTTGTTGAATAAACCGTAAGAAGCAGCACCAGTTGAAGCATAACCGCCATTCATAGCAGCAATCATATCATCAAAATCAAGAGCGGTAGCTCTAGATAAAAATAACATATTTTCTTCAATAGCACCTTGCTTATCTAGTTGCTTAAGAATAGCATCGAAATCACCTAAAGCGCCAGATCCTGGAGCAGCAGCACCAGCAAAGTCGTTATAAATGTTCCCTCTTGCTTCAATAGCAGCAAATAAACCTTCGGAGCCATCTAAAGTAACACCACCGCCACCTTTTTTCTCAGCTTCAACCATTGACATTTCAAGATAGTCTTCAAAACGTAATCTTGTTTCAGACTCAGCTTTTAGATACCATAAGTATCCAGAAGTACCATCTTCAGTAGCAACTTCAACCCAGCCAATTTGAGCAGTATCAGATCCAGAAACTTCATAAAAGTCTTTAAGGATAATAGGCTTGTTGTCAAATTGTTTAAAATCTGGCTGAATAGCAGCAACTCCAGAAGTAGCTACATTTAATGTACCGTTCATTCCTTCAGTACCTTTTGCAAATTCAGAGCCATAAACAAACACTTTAGCAGCACCAGCAGCACCAGCTAGTCCCGCCATGTTTGCAACCTTATAAGTAGCCACTGTAACAGTTGCTACAGGCCCAGCCTGAATAGCGCTAACATCAGAAACTCTACCTTTAACAGTTACTAGTCCTTCTGAAATTACAACAGTTTGTCCTTTTCTAATAGCACAATTTTTATTAGCCTCTAAAGGCACAGTAATAGTAGTGTTAGTAGCAATAGTACAACCATCATAAGATACGTGTAATCTATTTTGTTCAGACCAAATTACTTGATCCGATGTCATTGGCATTTCAGCGCCAACCATTCTTAAGAAACCTTGTAACGTTCTGTTACCAAATCTCTCTACTTCTGCTTCATACAATTCTGGTAAGTATTGTTGAGCAAAAGTTTGCGTTCCGTCAGTAAAAGACAAGTAGTTGGTAGACAACGCTTGTTTTTTCTGATGAGGAAGTAATCCCGGAGCATTACTTATATCTAATCCCATTTTATTTTAGTTTTAAGTTTTATTTTTGTTTTGTTTTTATTTTTAACTTAGAACTATCTACACCGCTAATTGCTTTTACTCTTAATCCGTTAATAAATACATCACCTGTAGATGTTACTCTAGGTTCGTTACTTACATTTTTAGATTTAGCCATCACATCTTTTACAGCATCGGCTTTGCCTTGCTCATAGAAATGATTAGCTATTGTATCAGCGTTTTCAGCAGCATAAATGGCTTTGTGGTAACCAGCATAATCTTTTACTTCACCTTTCTCGTTCAGGAACTTCCCAACAAAATTAGTTAGATCAGATTGGGTGTTAGCAACACCATCAGTATCCGAAACTCCATATCTAAATTTTTTTTCACCAATATTGAAGTCAAAACCTTTGAATTCTTGGTTAAAATAGTTTTTAGTGTTACTTTGGAACCTCTCGTGTTGGTTTTTAACCATTTTCTGTTCTTCGTTGTATCTATTGAAAAAGTCAGTAGCTTTTTGTTGGTCTTGAGTTACGCCGGGTCTCAACTTGATTTCGTCGTAGTATTTACTCTTAGTGTCCTCTAAAAATTTACGGGCTTTAGCAATTTCTTCTTTGAAGGCAAGTTTCTTTTTCTTTATATCTCGCTCTTCATCCACATCTTCGTCAAATGAAAAGTTATCTTCTAATAAGAAGTTAACCTCTTCGATGTCTAAGTGTGGTTTAGTCTGTTTGTAGTATTCTCTAATTAAAGCGTCATCGTTTATATTGCTGTAATCAGCATTTAATCTAACGTAGTCTTCAACTGTGCCACCTGTTTCTTCCATGAACTTAACTAACTTTTCTACATTTTCTGGTAAGTTAATTTCTGGCTTAGCTGGCTCTGGAGCAGTTTCCATAACTGGCTCTTTCTTTTCTTCTACTTTTTCTTCTTCAGTAACCTCTTGTATTGGTGTTACTTTTTCTTCAGTAGGTTCTTCAGTTTTTTCTTCAACAACTTCTTTTACTGGCTCTTCCTTAGTTTCGTCAATAACAACTTTTGTTACTTCTTCTTCTACAGGATCTTTTTTAGATAAATCTACTTTTATAGTTTCTTGTTGTTTGGTAAGTTTCTTAGGTCTACCTGGTTTCTTTTTGATTTTAAAAGAACCTTCCTCTTTTACTTCTTCTGACATAATATAATATAATAGTTATTAAAAATTACTTAGGGCCAAATTGCTCTAAGCCAAATCCGCCCATAGTATCATTACCTGCGGATTCAAAGTTCTTCGGTAATAAATCATTTTTTCTTTGATCTATCAACTCAGATTGTTGCGTTGCTTGTATTTTAGTTCGTTCGTCTTTACGATCTTCTTTAAATTCTTCTCCTTGCTTTCTAGTTTGCCCTTGAGCTTGAGTTAGTTGCATATTATAATTAAACTCTAGTTCCATTAACTGTTGTTTAATCTGCGCCTCTCTCTCCATCTTTTGTACTTCAAAATCAGATTTAGCTTTTTCAAGTTGCATCTTTTGCTCAGTTAGTATTTGTTGTTTCTGAGCTTCTGCCATAGCTGTTTGTTCTGCTAGCTGTCCATTAGATTGTGCTTGAGCTTGCATATTAGCTTGCTGTGCTTGTTGATCTCTAGCTGCTTTGTCTTTTCTACGTTTCTTTAACATTTGATTAGCTAACTTTAAATTAGCAACTTCTCTAATGTCAATAGCATCTTCAAGGTCTATTTGTCCAGCTTGTAAGGCTATTTGAATATTTTGTTCTAGTATTTGTTTTTGCTCTTCATCTGGTTCTAGTTCTAAGAATATACCAAAGTCATGCATGTTTAATCTAGACAATTCTTCTAATGTTCCTACGTTATATCTAGATATACTAGACATTAAAGACTGTTTAGTCATTGGAAACATTAAAGCATCAGCTACTCTTAATGATATGTTTTCACAAGTTCTAAGAGTTAAATATAAACTAGCTTGCAATACATGTCTTGTAGCTACATTTGAATTAGCGGCAGCAAGTTTTTGTAAACCAACTAATGATTGCTTGTCTGGCAATGTACCATCTCTAGCTTCATTAAGTCCCGTCACGTCTCTAATCATCTTTAAATAATACTCATAAGTTTGTATTAATGATTGTATTTTACCCATACCGTTTGATGTAGAAAGCTCTTGTATTGGAACTTTACCTGGGTTCATACCACCATCTTGAGTCATTGATCTACCAACTAAAGAACCAGTTTGGAAATACATATTTAAAGCTTCAGCTGGGTTGTAGTTAGTGCCATTACCTAGATCTACCTCTGCTAAACCGTCTATATCCATGTAAACACCGTCAGGTACTATCCTAGACATCACCTGTTGTAGTTTTAAATGAGTTAGTTGTATCATATCAGCAAAACCAGTGATACGTGAAACTATAGACTCTATTCTTCCTTTATATAATCTAGGAGCTACTATGTTGTAGTTCATATTAACTTTAACAGTGTCGGCATATGGTCTAGTCATATTCTCAGCCATCTTCCACTCGAGCATTTTTTCATGCCCTAGTATTTTAGCTCCTGAATATAGTACTTCAATCGATCTAAATGCTTTTTTAAAGTTGTCACCCTCTGGTGCATCTATAAATGTATCTTGTTTTTCTAATGCTTTTTCAAGGCCTGATGCTGTTTGCTTTATTTTAAACACTTGGTTAGTATAAGTCTTATATTCAAAATATAATACTTGTACTGTATCATCATCATAGCGACCACTCCAGTTTCTAGTATAGCTTTGATTACCTGGATACTTTTGTATTTCTTCTAACTCACTAGTAGTTAAGTTAGGAAATTGTTTTTTAAGTTCTGGCAAGCTTATTGGCTTTACTTCACCTACATAATATATATCTTCAAAGTTAGGATCTTCACTATATGAATAAACTAAACTTGATGGATCTACATAATCAACAGTAACACCTTCTGATCTATTAAAAGAAGTTTTAGTAGCTGCAATACCTAATATAGTTAAATCTTGATTTAATCTTCTTCTAGTTAAATCATATTTGTTTTTAGCTAATACATTGTTAATTACTTCTTCTTCAGCTACCTCAATAGATTCTTTATAATCCATTTGCATATGAAGCTGTAGATCTTCTTCGCTTTCCATCTCTAAACCTTTACCTTGTGATTTAGAAACATCAAGACCTGTCATTTGTTGTATTTGGTTGATAAGATCTTTCTGCATCATATCTCTTTGTAGAGCTTCAGCATAAGCAGTTCTTTTCATTATAGACTCAGGATCTTGAGCATAAGCTTTAATATCATAAGATCTTTGAGACATACCATTTACAACAATATCTACAAACTTAGGTATAACTGGTACGGGTTTCCAGTCTAAGTTTAAATAAGATAAGTCGCCATTAATAGATAATTCGTCTTTGTACTTTTGAATAGATTGTTCTCCTCTAGCATATAGTCTTAGTCTATGAAAATTATTATAGTTCGTGTTAAATCTATCTTGCCAACCTCTATCGTTTCTAAACCACTCAGACTCTATGGCTCTACCTACTTGTAAACCATACTCATAAGAAGCTTTTTCAACGTCTGGCACAACCTGATCTGGAAAAGAACTATTGTAATTAGTATTTATCATCTATTTTATTTTTGAATTATAACCCGTGTTATCATATCTTTTAATACCTAAAGCTACAGATTTTGTTTGTCTTTTATTAACAGGCGTATACCTATTTTTATTACAAGCCATAATAGCTAAACCTGAACTTATCGAAGCATCGTGCTTTGTTCTATTATTAATATTGAACTTAGACCAATCTTCTAATGTCTTTTGATGGTACATATCACCGTAGCCATCTTCTTTTAATCCTACATAAGTTTCTATATAAGATTCTATAGCAGCAGCATGTGCTTGCTTAATGTCTTCACTTGTGTTAGGTATTCCACCTATTTCTTTTTCAGTTGTAGAGAGTTTATTCCAAACTTTATCAGGGCGATTCATAGAGTAACCTCTATAACCTCTTCTTTTTAAATAATATAAAAACCTAGGTTTGTTGTTTTCAGCCAGTATAGGCATACCATAAAAAACCATAGCCATTAATACATCTTCAAAGAATATCTCAGCTGTCTGTGGCCTTGATATGTATTCTAAAAAGAAATGATTTGGCGGTACATCTTCCATTGAAAACTTTGTAAGCCCATGTAAAGCACCATTAGAACCTTTGCCATCAACCGTGCCTGATATATCATAGCTATCTAAACCAAATGCTCCAGTGTGTTCATTTCCAGGGTATTTAACTCCACTCTTTAGTATCACTCGATTTTGAAGACTTTTAGGTGGTACCCAGCTTACTTGGAACCTACCATTTCTATTAGGGCTAAATATAACCCTTGAATCTTTAATACCGTTTTCCCATTGAAAGCTACCTATTGTAACAGCTGCTGAATTATTAAGTTCAGCATTAAAATCTATTTGTTCGTATATCTTAGTTAGGTTAAATAGACTATCTTTTGTTTCGTCTCTAAAAGCATGAGCTTCAGTTCTTGGAAACTGTCTATAGTATTCATTTAAACCATCTGGATCTTCTCTTAAACCGTCGACCTCGTTTTCCCAGTGTTCAATAACTCCTGTTGTAATTTCGTAACCATCAACTCCTTTGACTGTATTTTTACCTCTAATGAAGACAGGTAGTCCATAAGTATTGATGAATCCCTCATAGTTCCACTCCATAGGAATGAACAAGCTATAGAGTCCAGAAGATGTTTGTCCGTTTCGATTTCTTTTATTAACGTTTGAATTGCTGTATAATTTTTTGAAATTGTCTCCACCTTTATCTAAAGCATTTGAAGTCGAGCCCATCATACACTTGCCTACGATTCTTGATCCTAGCCTTAATGTAGTTTTTGTAACTCTCCAGTTATTTAATATATTATCAGGTCTTTCCCATTTACCACTTTCATCATGAGCTAATAGTTTTAGCTTTTCACCATCATAAGAGTTATCACCTGTGTTTTTCCAGTCAATAGTTGTATCAAGCCCATCTAGTTCTCTTAGCTGTTCATTCGACTCAAGCTTCCTTCTAGTAAGTTTCGATGCTGGAACACGATATGCCAATTCAGTCTTTGGCCTATCCATACCATCTTGAATGGGTTTAAAAAAGAACGGGTAGTTGACTGATATAGGTACAACTTTATCGGTAAACATTTTCTTTGCATCAGAACCGGACTTTGAAAGTATTCCAAATCTAGCATCGCTAGATATTGTAGCTTGGTTGACAAGCTCAGCTGATGACATAAATGAAAATCCAGATCGTCTGTTTTTAAGGTAGCACATCCCGTAACACCTTGTATCTGCTTTACATGCTTCCCAAAATATAAAGAATAATCTATTTGCTTCTCTAAAGTCTGGTGCTCCAATATCAATTTTTGACCATTGCAAGTACATGTAATGAGTGCCAGTAATGTAAGTAGGAGTACCATTGTTATAAAACCAAAATCCTTGTTCTCGTCTAGTAAATTCATTATCAATATAATCGTACCACTTTTCTTTAAATTCAGCTGGATATTCTTCCCAGTCAAACCTACTTTTAATTCTACTTAATTCTTTTGGATATTCGGCTTTTTCCCAGTGTTGTTCCGCTTTTTCTTTACTTCGTTTAAACGGTTCATTTGCTGCTGGTAAAGCAATCCTGAGATTCTGTATTTCAATGATTTGTCCAATTTTACCTGTTTTACTTATTACTATAAAATCATAATCAGAATTATAACCATAATCCCATTTTTTAAATCTATTGTTTTTA